CTATCGGTGTGTTTGGCGTGGACGTGAACGAACAAGCCAACGTCACATTCGAAGGACGAAGAACAACCCATTCAGGTTGGGTCGAGCGCAAAGTTGGAACAGGATATGTGTCAGCGGTCTTGACCTCTGGTGGTACTGGTTATACCAACGGCGCTGGTTTCCTTACCTTCGCGGGTGGTGGGGCTGGTTCGGGGGCTAACGCAACCTACAACGTCGTGGCTGGTGTGATCACCACCATCACTATCAACTCACCCGGAGCCAATTACAACGTAGCACCAACTGCTAACGCGGTTGCAGCCTACACCACACCAGCGACACTCACAGTCGTACCAGGTGGACGTATTGGTCGCCGATCATATATCACCCTCGTGGCTTCTGGTTCTATGAGCCGCGATGCTAACACCGACGATGTGATTGTTGGTGGCTAATGGATTCTTTTCGTGATTATCTAAGAGAATGTATGGAAGGGGTTCCAGCGATAAACTGGGACCCCACCAAACTTGTTCTGTCTGATCCCATGACTCGCGATGATTTGAATGAGCACTTGTCTGATATCACAGATGAAGTGGTGGTTCATCCCGCGGTTACCTACGAACAAGTGAGGCAGTTCCTACAGGCTGAAGGTCTTCACATTCCACCAGTCTCTCTCTATGCAACAGAATTCCAAGACACTGATGGGGAGATCCTCCTCCCTCTTGTCTCATCTGAGAACATCGAAGAGATTGTGTATTTGTATTTTGTATTTGCACAAGACGAACTCCAATTCAGTTACGATGTCCTGGCTGAAATTGCTACCGCAGATGAACTTGAAGGAATTTGGGACGAGGCTGAGATAGACGAGCAATAATCTAAATGGGTAATTTATTATGATTGATTTGAATCCCGATACCGTGGCGATCTATGCAGTAAAATCTTACGACAAGCCAACCTATATCAAGAGTGAACTTCAGGAAGATTTGAAGCACTTGAGTTATGTAAGGCGTCTCTTCCGTCGGTATCATCAATATGGAGAGTTACGCGAACGGCTGATTCTGAATCACATTGTTATCTTGTATAACATTTTCGGACTCCCCGCAGCGACTAGATTACTGTTCTATCATGTGCGTGTCGAGGATCAAGCGATACTCAAGACGTTCCTGGTATTTCTGAATTACATGCCCGAAAATGTTCCAGGCATTCGTGGCACAACCATACTTTCATCGAACTTGCAAATCGACCCTGTTATTGTCGAGGCACTGAGGAAAATCAAGACTCCATGAATGCAGTACTAGCACTTCTCCAAAAACTCGATCCTAGTCTTGGTAATCCTAGTCTTGGTAAGAGTGCGCTATTCAGGGTTCTTGAGTATATCGTGCTTATCATTATGCTCTATGGGCTATATGCAGATGCCACAGGCAATCTCTTAGCCGCCAAATCGAACCGCGATGAACAAATCAAAGGGTATGCGGTTCAGATGGGGCTCAACCATACAGAAGTCTACCATTTGAAAGATAGCTTGGCAGACCTTGAAGAAAAGAACAAGGAACTGACCGCGAGAATCAATCGACTTGAAGATAAAATTATTAGGGGTCACTAATGCAGTTACTTATCGAATGCACCACAGAATTTCAAGACGAACTCTTGCATGACTTCACACTCTTTGCCTGTGAACGTCTAGAAATTTCTACTCAACCGTCCTTTACATTCGTGGAGAACACCGGTGGAACCTCGTTTGGTTCTTACAGTCCATCGGAAGAAGGCATCATTGTTGCCACCGAGGGTAGACACATTTCAGATATCTTGAGAACCCTGGGTCACGAACTCGTTCATCACAAGCAGTTGTCTGAGGGTGAGAATGAGATGACCTTGGAGGAACTGGAGTATGAGGCAAACGCGGTTGCTGGTATGCTGATGCGCGATTACAATAAGCTGCACCCAGAGATGTTTGAAGGTGCTGTCACAGCAGTTCCACCTCCCGACTCATTAGGGGATTCACAAGGCGCAACCTTCCCTGATGTCACTCGCCCATCTGGACCTATCAACATGGCAGAAGCAAAGATAAAAGAGTCCGATTCCGACGCTTTGAAATTACTCAAATTGGGCAATATGGCATTGCGAGCATTTCCTTCATCACCAAAGCAGCAAGAGATACAGAAGCAGATTGAGACTTTGCGTAAAAAAATGAAAAATGGAGGTACTCCTGAATACCACACAACTCTCAAAGAAGAGGGTGTGATCAATTCAGCAGGATCGGGTGCTATCGCTGGTATTGGGATAGGACCAGATGGTGAACCTGGTGTCACGAAGAAAAAGAAATCTCCAATCATGAGGCCGATGTTGAAACGCTTCAAGCAACTCAGAGAAGAAATCACAGACCCCGCAGTTGATGTGCGAAAGAAACTGGCGTCAACGAGTGTGACCGCAACCGCAAAGGAACTTCTTGCACGACGAAAATTAGTGGCGCAGATCGATACACCGAAGACTGTTAGGACAGGACAATAACATGATGGATTTTCTAAAGTCAGCAGGTGGTATCCTCGCGTCACTTGCCCCAACAGTCGCTACAGCTATGGGTGGTCCGTTCGCCGGTATGGCTACCTCGGCCATGATCAATGCATTGGGACTTGCTCCTGATACGTCTTCAGATGATTTGATGAGAGCCGTGGCAGGCGCCACGCCTGAGCAATTGTTGTTGCTGAAGGAAGTGGAAGCCAAGTTTATCACCGACCTAAAGCGATTAGATGTTGATCTGTTGAAGTTGGACATCGAGGATCGTAGCTCAGCCCGACAGAGGGAAATCGACACGAATGATTGGACCCCACGAATTCTTGCGGGTCTTATCCTAGGTCTGTTCATCGGGGTGCAATACTTCATTTTTGGGGGTCATATAGTCGAACCCACCATGAGAGACTTTGCCATGCGTTCATTGGGAACGCTTGATGCTGCGTTGGCAATGGTGCTTGCCTATTACTTTGGTTCTTCGCAAGGTTCAAGGAACAAGGACCAACGAATCGCCATACTCACAAACGAAAAGATGGACAAATAATGTCGAGTATAAGGGGTGATGTCCTACCAGAATGTCAAGTCGCATTCACTGACCTACGATTAACTGTGGCACTCATTGAACACGATATAGTCCTGTCTGCAAAGGTTATTGACAAACTCAGTGAGGCGGTAGAGAAAATTGAAGAGATGAATGCCAATTTGGTAAAGATCATTGCGGTCCATGATTTGAAGCACGAGAACACCACCGAAGATGTCAAAGAGTTGGAACGTCGAATTGATGATCATCGGTTGAGTTCGGTCACCACAACCACCACAGAGAATGATGCAAAAAAGACCCTTGAACAATTGAAGAAGTGGCAGTATATGATCTTCGGTGGCGCTATTGTTGTCGGATGGGTAATCTCGCATTTGAAATGGCCCGCACTCCTCAGTCTCTTCGGTATCAACTAATTCTGCTTGCAATTCTCCCCCCGTTCGTGTATAATCCTTTTCTATGTTACATATTGACCTGAAGTATACCCATTTGATATCCTGCCATCTTGAACGATTCACTAGGAAAGGTGATTATCTCTTCAATTTCAGGTGTCCTATCTGTGGTGACTCACAAACAAAAAAGACCAAGACACGAGGGTATATCTACCGCGATAAACAAAGGCTCGCATTCAAGTGTTGGAACGGATGCGCCCCGCTATGGCTTGGGGCACTCATTAAGCACCTCAGCGTTGATTTGTATAAAGAATATCTACTCGAAACCTTCGTGGACAACCACACACCACGAACGAAGAAGCTGATAGGCGAACCTGGATTCTTTGCTGGTAAAGCCACTGTGACCCAACAGATGCGTTTCGGTACCGTAGAGGCGGTTATCTACGAACATGCCGAAAAGGTGAGCGATCTTCCGGAGGAACATTTTTGTAGTCAGTATGTCAAGAGCCGACAGATACCGAAGCAGTTTTGGGGTAAGTTGTACTATGCTAAGAACTACAACAAATTCATCTCGGAAATCGCACCACACTATGACAAAAAGATCAAAGATGAGCCCAGACTCTGTATCATGGTCTATGATCAATTTGGAGCCGTTTGTGCCGTTTCTGGACGTGCTTTAGAGGACTCTGCCTTACGTTATGTGACCATTCGAACGACTACCGATGAGAGCAAACTGGTGTATGGACTTGAGCGGGTGGATCAGAACAAACCTGTACAAATAGTCGAAGGTCCCCTTGATAGTCTGTTCCTGGGAAACACGGTTGCCTCGTGTGATTCAAACCTCATACTGACAGCCGGTCGACTGTCGGCAACTCAGATTGTTTTGCTGTACGACAATGAACGTCGTAGCCCCGAAATTGTCCTACAGATGACACGAGCGATAAACCTAGGTCATAAAGTTGTGGTATGGCCTGAATGGTTGGTAGAGAAAGATATCAATGGCATGGTTTTATCGGGGCATTCTCCCGAGAGCATACAAGAAATCATATATAGGAATACATTCACAGGACTAACCGCACTTGCAGAATTGACGCGCTGGAAGAAAACCCCCAACAATAGGAGAGTTATGTTATGGATGAAGTGAAGGTTTTGGATTACGGTCATGTGCGTCTGGTGGATCATATGGGATCGGACTTGTCGATTGTTCGCTCAGCCCGAGTCAGCTACGACGCGGCGTGGCGCACAGGCGAGGATGCTGGAAAAGATGCCAAGCTGATTCAATACCTTATCAAGAATCGTCATTCCACCCCACTTGAGTCTGTCACATTCACATTCGATGTCAAGGCTCCCATCTTTGTGTTCAGGCAGTGGCATCGTCACCGCACCTGGGCATACAATGAAATGTCTGCACGTTACACAGAACTTCCCGAAGAGTTTTATGTACCCGAGGCGGACCAGATCACCACTCAGTCCGCTAGCAACAAACAGATGCGTACTGATGAAGTGAATCCACATGCAGAGTCGATGCGGGACCTCATGCGTTCCACTAATACCATAGCATTCAAAGCCTATCATACCATGCTTGCAGAAGGTTGCCCTCGTGAACTCGCCCGCTCAGTATTACCCGTAGCTACATACTCACAGATGTTTGCATCGGTAAACTTACACAACTTGTTTCATTTCCTAGGCCTGAGAATGCATTCCCATGCCCAGTATGAGATTCGTGTATACGCTATTGCAATCTTAGAACTCGTTCGACCTGTCTGTCCTATTGCGGTCGCCGCATGGGAAGAAGTTCAATCAACAAAGAAATAGGATACAAAACATGGACGCACCTAAAGGGTTCTCGTTGAAAATTTTCCGCGATAGATACGCTTTCACGGAAACAGAAACCTGGCAAGATGCCTGTCTCCGTGTCGCTCACCAGGTGGCGACGGTCGCCGCATTGGAAGAAGTTCAATCAACAAAGAAATAGGATACAAAACATGAACGTACCTTTTTACGAACCTAAAGGGTTCTCGTTGACAATTTTCCGCGATAGATACGCTTTCACGG